CCAGGGCCGCAAGCTGTTCCGCAAGAACGAGGCGGACGCCAACGTCGGCGAAGAGCTGTACTGCGCGTACAACTCGGAGATGATGGAGGACATCCTCTCCGACACCACGCTGACCAGCGCCGATTTCATGGCCGCCAAGATGCTCTATGACGGCGATGTCAAGGGCAAGTGGCTGGGCCTGAACTGGGTGCCGTATGAGTCGATCACGCTCGCGTCGTCGACCTACACCACGGCCATGTGGACGAAGACGTCGCTCATGAAGGGCACGTCGGGCCTGTTCGGGTCGGCCGCGCGCCGGGCGGACAAGCAGGACACTCTCCAACTCTCGATGGGCGGCAACTTCGGTGCCGTGCGTCTGGAGGAAGAGAAGGTCGTTTCCATCAGCTTCGTCTGAGCAGGAGGGCATCATGCCTGAGTTCGCTTCTCGTCAAGTCACGGCGCTGGCCGGTTCCGCCACTTCCCCGGGCAAGATGCGCCCGAGCGATGCCGGCGGCCGTGTCCGTACCGTGGTCATCACCTCGCCGGCAACCGCGGCCTGGGCCCAGAACGACACCATCGGCAGCGGCTTCAAGCTGCCCATCGGTTCGCGGTTCCTGTCGGCCTCGTTCGTCTCCCACGAGGCGATGGGCTCGTCCGTCACGATGGACGTGGGCATCCGCAACTTCGACAGCAAAGTTGCCATCGACGCCGACGGCATCGCGGCTGCTGTGTCGGTCGCGTCTGCCGGCCGCACCTCGCTGAACAACGGCGCGCTGGTGGCCGCTGGCGTCGAGTACCGCACGACCGAGGTCGCCGAGGTCTATGCGACGCTGACCGGCGCCAACCCGACGGACAACGCGCAATTCCGCATCGAAGTGCACTACGTCTGCGACGACTAACTCCTCCGCCGCTGTCACGGCTTAGGCCCGCGCCGGCATCCGGCCGGGCCTTTTTTTTAGGTGGGCACGATGGCGAACACGGACATTTCGATCTGCAGCAATGCGCTGCTGATGCTCGGCGATGCGCCGATCAGCAGCTTTGATGAGGGCGGCAGCCCGACGAACATCCGGCGTTCGCAGCTGGTGGGCAATCTGTGGCCCCAGGTGCGCGACCATGTGCTGCGCGCCAAGCCGTGGAACTGCTGCAGGAAGCGGGTTCTGCTGGCGCCTGAGTCGGCCACGCCGGCATGGGGCTACACGGCGCAGTTCGTGAAGCCGGGTGACTGGCTGCGCACGATCCTCGTGGGATACGAGGGAACGCACACGCAGTTCCGCGACGAAGGCGGGCGCATCCTGTGCAGCACGAATGCGCTGCCGCTGCTGTACGTGTTCCGCAACGAGGTGCCGGCAACGTATGACTCGCTGCTCGTGGACGTGCTGACGCTGGCGATGGCTGCGCGCATGTGCTACGCGATCACGAAGAGCGCGGCGCAGCAGCGCAACCAGGTCGAGATGCTGCGCGAGGCGTGGATTCGTGCGGGGTCTGTGGATGGGCAGGACGACGGGCCGGAGGATATCGGGTCGTTCGATCTGCTGACGGCCCGGCTGACGGGCGGCTACAGCTTCAACCGGCAATGAAGACCGTACACGTCACGACGAACTTCACCGCGGGCGAGATGTCGCCCCGCGTGCGTGGCCGCGTGGACATCGCGCAGTATTCGGCGGGTGCGAAGCGGCTGCGCAATGCGTATCCGGTCGTGACGGGTGGCGCAGTGTCGCGGCCTGGGACGACGTTCACGGCTGCGGCGAAGAATGCGTCAAAGAAGTGCCGAGTGATCCCGTTCGTGATCAAGCGCGGCGCGGTGTACGTGATCGAGCTTGGCGAGAGCTACGCGCGGATCTACAAGAATGGTGTCGTGATCGGTGCTCCGCTGGAGCTGGCGCATCCGTACACAGAAGCGCAGCTGATGGACATCGACTATGCGCAGGACGCAAGCACGATGTACCTAGCGCACGAGGCGCACCCGATCCAGCGGATTCGGCGGCTGTCGGATACGGTGTGGTCGTGCGAGGCCGCGCCGTTCACGACGGTGCCGTATGAAGAGGTCGGACGCCGGCCTGCGGTGTCGCTCACGCTGTCGGCTGCGACGGTGGGCAGCGGCCGAACGGTGACGGCATCAGGTGCGGCGTTCCTGGCTGCCGATGTCGGGCGCGCGATCCTGTATGAGACTGGCGTGCTCGTCATCACGGGCTACACGTCGACCACGCAGGTGACTGGCACGATCACGCTGGCGTTTCAGGGCACGGCAGTGCCGTCTGGCGTTTGGACGCTGGACAGTTCACCGCAGACGACGTGCACGCCGAGCGCGAAAGATCCGGTCGGGGCGTCGACGACGCTCACGCTGGGCGCTGCTGGCTGGCGGTCTGACGATGTTGGGTCGCACGTCGTGATCAACGGCGGGCTGTGCAAGATCACGGGGTACACGTCCACGACAGTCGTGGATGCTGTGATCGTGCAGGAGCTGAGCAGCACGGCGGCTGCGCCTGCGCTGGCGTGGCAGTTGAAGCCGCCACAGTGGAACGCCACGGACGGCTATCCGCGGACGGTGACGCTGCATCAGCAGCGGCTGATTGCGGCTGGCTCGCCTGGGTATCCGCAGACGATTTGGGGCAGCCGCACGGGCGAGCCGCTGGACTTCACGGTTCAGGCCAACGACTCGGCTGGGTACTCGTTCACGATTGGGTCGGACGAGAACAACCAGATTTCGTATCTGGCGGCGACGCGGCATCTGATGGCGCTGACGTTCGGCGCGGAGTATTCGCTGCGCGGGCAGAACGCAAAGTCCATCATCAGCACGCTGAACCCGCCTGACATCGTGTCGGAGTCGAACCACGGGTCTGCGACGGTGCGGCCGGTGACGATCCGCAAAGAGCTGATGTTCGTGCAGCGGGCCGGCAAGGAGGTCCGCTCGCTGGGCTACCGGTACGATTTCGACGGCTACGATGCGCCGGACGTGTCGGCGCTGGCTGATCATCTGTTCGGCAAGCTGGCTGACGGCACAAGCTTGTCTGTGGTGGACATGGCGTATCAGCAGCGTCCGCATTCGCTGCTGTGGTGCGTGCGGTCTGATGGTCAGGTGGTCTCAATCACGATTGACCGCGGGCAAGGGGTTGTGGGCCTGGCGCTGCATGACTTCGGCGGCGTGGCTGAATCGGTGTGCTCGGTGCCGACGGACGATGGTGATGCCGTGTACTTCGTGATGCGGCGCACGATCAACGGTTCGACGGCGCGGTACATCGAGCGGCTGGAGATGACGACGACCAGCACGCGGCTTTCTGAGCGCAACCTGATGCAGCTGGACATGGGTCTGTCGACGTACTCGGCTGGTGGCACGACGACGTTGACCGTGGCGCATCTGCCCAATACCGAGATCGACATCCTGATTGACGGCGTGTACGGTGGCAGGGTGACGACGAACGGGTCTGGCGTGGCGACGCTGCCGCGGACGGCGTACAGCGTTCAGGGCGGTCTGCCGTTCGTGTCGGTCATCGAGCCCAATTCGCCGGAGGATGCGCAAGGTGCTGGCGCTGCTGTTGGGCAGCGGCTGTCGACATCGCGGGTGATTGCGCGGCTGCTGGACAGTGGCGCGATGACGATCAACGAACAGTCTGTGGAGTTCCGGCAGTTTGGTGTTGACGTGCTGGACCAGCCTGCACCGCTGTTCACGGGTGACTACCCGATCAGTGAACTGGGCTGGTACGACGGAGAATCGCCAGTGGTGATTGAGCGTGCGCTGCCGTTCCCGGTGCATGTGCTGTCGATCATTCGCGATCTGTCGGTCAACCAGGGGTGATGATGCTGACGCTGCACGAGTTCACGGCTGAGCGGGCTGAGCAAGCTGCGCGGATGCTGTGCGCGGAGGATCGTGCGGAGTTGTCGGCGGCGCGGATTGCGGACCCGGTGCGGATGCTGTCGGAGGCTGTGCCGTCGTGTGCGTGGGTGCACGAGGCGCGATGGAATGGCGAGCCGGTTGCGGTGTTCGGCGTGCGGCCAATGGCAGATGATGCGTCTGTGGGTGTGCCGTGGATGCTGACGACGCAGCGCATGGACATGGCTGACCCGTCTGCGATTGCGCACGAGGCTCGGCGGGCTGTGCGGCGGATGCGGCGCGAGTATCGGCTGCTGGTGAACTGGGTTCACTGGCGCAATGCGCGTGCGGTGCGGTTCATTGAAGCGCTGGGGTTCGTGGTCGAACATGATTCGTCGTGCGGCCCTGGCGGAGAGTTTCGGCACTTCTGGTGGCGGCGTGGGGGTTCGTGATGTGTAATCCTGTGTCCATGATGATGACGAGCGCGGCGGTTTCTGCCGGGTCGTCGATTGCTGGCGGGATGGCTGCTAAGCGGGCTGCGGATGCGCAGGCTGCTGGGCTTGACCGTCAGGCGGCGCAGGAGCTTGACCTTGGCGAGCAGCAGGCTTCCAAGGTCCGTCGCGCGGGTGCCCAGGCGCGCGGCAGTGCGGTTGCTTCGCTGGCGGCCAGTGGGGTGCGTGTTGGCGAGGGCTCGGCGCTGGAGGTCGAGCGGTACGTCATGCAGGGGTCTGAAGAGGACGCCGGCATGGCGCTGCTGAACGCAACGCGGCGTGCTGGTGAGCTGCGGTCTCAGGCGGAGCTGACGCGCAAGGCTGGGCGCAATGCGCGGCTGCAGGGGTTCGTGCAGGGCGCTGGGTCGTTGCTGTCTGCGGGGTCGCAGATGGGCGGCTGGAACGCTTTGCGCGGCTGGGATGCTCGCGGGTTCACGGGCACGAATGACCGGAGCATGGCGAGCATCGGCAGCCAGAGTGATTGGTTTGTGCGCTACGGGCGCGGGGGCGACTGATGGCGATCATTCCGCTTGATGTGGGCAACGCGACGGCTAACCCGGTCGCGGCTCAGCGTGTGCCGGAAGGTGCTTTCGGCGGCCAGGTGTTCGAGACGATTGGCGGGATCGCTGGCGGGTTCGCGCGTCAGGCGTCGATGCAGATCGCTCAGGAACAGCAGCGCGAGGAAGCGCGGCGCGAGCGCATTGCGCAAGCGGCTGCTGAAGCCAAGCGCATGTCTGCCACGCTGGGCGCGCAGGACGGGCTCGATGACCTGAGCAAAGAGTTCTCGGACTCGATCCGTAGCGGGAAGATGCCGTTTGCGGACGCTGACCGGAAGTTCCGCGAGCGCGGCATGCAGCTGCTGGAGCAGGCCAAGCGCGACATGCCGGACGGGCCGGAGAACGAGATTGCGGTCGTGCAGTTGCAGCGCCGGCTTGAGCGGCACGGCAACGTGCTGCGCGATGCTGGGACTGAGTTCGATCAGCGGACCACGCGGGCGGGCCTGGATCGCACGCTGGAGCATGCTTCGCGGCTGTACCGGACGAACCCGGCGCAGGCGCAGGCGATGGTGGATGGCGCTTTCGAGCAGTTCGGCCCGGCCACGGGGCTGATGCCTGACCAGTTGGGCAAGCTGAAACAGAGCTGGCAGGAGCAGACGCAGTTCACGACAGCGTTTGAGATGGTCTCGAACGCACGCAACGACGCGAAGGCGCTGGGTGCTGCGCGCAAGTCGATTGAGGGCCTGCCGGATCTGGACCCGCAGAAGAAGGCGACGCTGCTGGATCGTGTGTCGGCGTATGAACTGCACCTGAAGCAACAGGCCGAGATCGCTGCACAGCGTGCGCAGCGGCAGGCGGAAGCGGCGATGCGCAAGGCTGAAGCGTCGTTCAAGTCTGCGCAGGATCTGGCGATGGTGGGCGCGCTCGATCCCGCGTTCGCGGACAGGATGCTGAAGGACATGGCTGGCACGCCCTACGCGGCGTCGTTCCGTCAGCTGCTGGATCATCAGCAGAAGGCCGGGCCGATTGCGGCGCAGGGTGTTGGCGCGATCCGGCAGACGCTGGACACGATCAACAACAGGCTGGCGACGGGGGCGACACCGGAACTGAAGCAACAGCGCGACATGCTGGAGCGGATCGCGGATGCGCAGGACAAGGCGATTCGCACGGATGGCCTGTTGCGGGCCGCGACATCGTTTGGCGTGGTGCGCGAAGAGCTGCCGCCGCTGGATTTCGCGGGCGGGATTCCTGGCATTGCGGCCCAGGTTGCGCGTCGTCGCCCGGCGGCTGAGGCTGCGGCGCTGTGGGCGCGGGATCGTGCCGGCAATGCACCGCCGCCGGAACTGCTGTATCCGCAGGAAGCGCTGCGGGTCAAGGAGATGTTGGACAGGCTGCCGGTCAAAGAGCGCTCGCAGGCGCTGGCGGTGCTGTCGTCGCAGTTGGGCGCGGATGCTGCGGCTGGCCTGGGCCGGCAGTTTGAGCGGCTGACGCAGGGTGCCTCCATTGCCGAGCGTGCGGCGGGCTATGCGCTGCAGATGGGCGCATCGGAGACGACTGGCAACCGGCTGCGCGGTGAACTGGTGCTGCGCGGCGCCGAGGCCATGAAGACGGGTGCGTCCACGAAGGTGGAAGCGCCAGCGTTCGGCGTGAAGCCGTCGGCGTGGGAGTCGACCATCAATGCACAGCTGAGCGGGCTGCCGGACCCGACATCGCGTCGGCAGGTGGCGGAGGCTGCGCTGCTGATCGCGCATGGCATCTCGGCCGAGCAGGGCGGGAAGCTGGATGCTCGCGACCTGGAGCGGTCTGTTCGGCTGGCGCTGGGTGCTGGCGAGATGATCCCGCGCGGTGTTCCGACGATGCAGGACGGCCGAGAGTCGCCAACGCTGATTCCGCTGCCGGCTGGGCGCACGGAGCGCGATCTGATGAAGACGATTGAAGCCATCAAGCCGGCGGACATCGGTGCGCCTGAGGTGGTGGTTTCTGGTGAAAGGATGAAGGCCGAAGATTTCGTGACGCGGGTTCTGCCGCGTGCGGCTCTGGTGCCCGTCCGGCCAGGTGTGTACGCTCCTGTCGTGGGCGGGCGCAGTGTGCTGCGGCCTGATGGCTCGCGTTACACGTTCGAGGTGCGGTGATGTTCGACAACAGCGCGGCGCTTGACCAGATGGACCGGCTGCCGGCGCGGCCGGCGACTCCGCCAGCGCGAGGCGCCTGGGCGTCGATCCTGCCCGCTGTGCGCGGTGGCGTTGCCGAGCTGGGTGCGTTTGGCGCTGAGATGCTGCGCGGGGCGAGCGCTGGCGCCGCGATTGCGCTGGAGGGTGACGCGATGGCGTCGGCCATCCTGGGGCGTGATGCGGTGCGCGCTGGCGCTGATGAAGCG